GAGCAGCTCGGGATTCTCGTCAAAGCAGACGACGTCAGGGTCGCCGCCTACAACGAGGCGAAGAGGGCGAGAGATCAGCTCGTCGCGATGCCGGCCCGAGTCGCCCCGATGATCGCAGCGATCACCGACGCAAGTGAGGTCCTCAGAATCCTCGAGGATGAGATCGAAGCCATCTGCCGGGAGCTGAGTGGTGCCAAGCGCGGTTGAAGTCTTCACCGAATCGTATCGGTCAGCGTGGACGCCGGAGCCGCGTCTGAACGTGAGCGAATGGGCCGATCGGTTTCGTGTTCTCGCCAACCGTGCGGGTCACGCCCCCGTCAGATGGAAGTGTTCGACGACGCCATACACGCGAGAGATCATGGACGCGCTGGGCCCCCGCTCGCCGGCGCGTCGTGTCGTCTTCATGTCGGGCACTCAGCTCTCGAAGACCGAGACGGGCCTGAACTGGCTCGGCTTCATCATGGACCAGTCGCCGGGGCCCATCCTCGTTCTTCGACCGACGGTCGACGAGGCGCGGCGATTCAGTCGTCAGCGGCTCGATCCGATGATCTCGACGACGCCCGTTCTGTCTGATCTGATCAAACCGGCGAGGTCTCGGGAGGGCGGGAACACGCTGTTGATCAAGGAGTTCCCCGGCGGCGTTCTCTTCCTGACCGGCTCAAACTCAGCGACCGGGGTCAAGTCGATGCCGATTCGCTGGCTCTTCTGCGATGAGATCGACGAATATCCCGGCGATGTGGACGGGCAGGGTGACCCGATCGCCCTGGCTGAGAAGCGAACGACGGGGCCTAGCTTCCCGCAGCGGAAGGTCTTCCTCGTATCAACACCGACGGTCAAGGGCATCTCTCGAATCGAGAGAGAGTTCCTTCGCTCTGATCAGCGACGCTACTTCGTGCCGTGTCCTCACTGTGGTCACTTCGACTGGGTTCGCTGGGAGAACATCAGGTGGGAGAAGGACGAGCAGGGGAAGCCGTTGCCTGAGACCGCAGCTCTCGCGTGTGTCGAGTGTGGGGCGATGATCGAAGAGCATCACAAGATGGAGATGTTAGCCGGCGGCGAGTGGCGACCGACGGCAGAGGGGGACGGGGTCACGATCGGCTACCACATCTCGTCGTTGTATTCGCCCCTCGGCTGGTTCCCGTGGTCGGAGTGTGTCGCCGAGTTCATCGCCGCCCACGACGACCCGATCAAGCTGAAGTCGTGGGTCAACGCCGTCCTCGGCGAGACGTGGGAAGAGCGCGGCGACTCGGTCGACCCCGAGAGTCTACTGGCAAGAGCCGAGGTCTATCCGGCCGAAGTGCCTGACGGCGTCGGTGTCCTCGTCGCCTCTGTCGACGTTCAAGATGACCGTCTCGAAACAGCGGTCAAGGGCTACGGGGTCGGCGAAGAGTCGTGGCTGATCGCCTATGAGGTCATCACAGGCGACCCCTCGAAGGAGGATGTCTGGCGCACGCTCGATCACTTCCTCGGTCGGACGTGGCGGCATGAACACGGGCAACGGGTGCCGATCTCTTGTGCTGTCGTCGACTCGGGCGGTCATCATACCGATCAGGTCTATCGCTTTTGTGTCAGACGAGCCAGCCGTCGGATCTTCGCAATCCGTGGCGGCTCCGAGACGGGGCGACCGCTCGTGCCCCGTCCCTCGAAGCGAAACCGCTATCACGTCAATCTCTTCACACTCTGCGTCGACACTGGCAAGGGCACCGTTCTCTCGCGTCTCAGAGTCGAAGAGCCGGGACCGGGATATGTTCATCTGCCCTCGTGGGTCGACGCCGAATACGTCGCGCAGCTCACAGCAGAGAAGGCGATTCGGAAGTGGGTCAGGAATCGGGGGACCGTTCGCCGCTGGGTCAAGACGCGAGAGCGGAACGAGGCTCTCGATCTCGAAGTCTACGCGCTCGCCGCCCTCTACATTCTCGGGCCCGCCTTCGTTCGATCGTTGCCCGAGAGGGTCGCCGCCCTCTCGAAGCCGGTCGACTCAGACGACGAGCCCGAGCCGTCGCCTACGCCGCCACGCCGGCGTCGTGGTGGCTGGATCGACGGGGCGAAAGGTCTGTGAAATGCCGTCACTAGCGTCACTCGCGTCAGACAGACGAATCGGAGCCCGCCGTGTGGGTGACGGGCTCCGATCATCAGGGTCGATCGTCGGTCTGTCAGGCGTGACGACCGTCACGCGCTCTCGGTTGAAGGAACGGGGCCTCGAAGAGACTCGGGGCCTCGTCGGTCACGGCGTAGGCCCATGCATTCAGCCACACGGGCTCGCCCCCGCACATCGGGCAGTCCGTCGGCTCGTATCCCTCGGGCCAGTCCGGGTCGAACCGACCGTCGGCGGCGGCGGTGCAGTCGACCCACGTCGACCCGCAGTTCCGGCATCTCAGGGTCAGGACGTGCGACATCTTAGTTCCCCTCGCTCTCGAAGTCTACGTGCTCGAATCCGAAGCTCCATGTCAGATCGTTCGCCATCTCGACTGCGACGTCGAGAGTCATCGCCTGTCCGATGCACACGGCAGCCGCGACGGGGTCGACGCCACGAGACATCAGCTCGTCAGAATCGAGCTGCACGATCTCGTCGCTCTCGGTGTCGTGTTCCTCGTAGACCGTCCACACCTTGTAGAACTTCATCGGACGCCTGCCTTCCTGAGCTGTCTCAGCTCGTGTCGATAGTCGGACTCCCAACCGGGATTCGCCTCGAAGTAGGCGTCGAGGGCGGCGACGATCACATCCTGTGCGGTCGACGGGCCGTGATAGGTGCCCGCCCTCTTCTCACGAGACCGGAACGCGAGGAAGGCCCTGAATCGGGCCTCTGCCTCGACGGTCGTCAGTCTGAACGAGTGCTGAGTCGGCTTCGTCATCAGTCGATCTCCTTCCCGAGTTCGTTGATCGCGTCGATCAGGTCGTCAACGGTCTCGATGTCGCGCCAGTTCGTGACCCCGACGGTGTCGATCGTTGACAGCGCACCGGCGGCAGATTTCAGGGCGATCAACGCCCCCGTTTCGAGTCCGACGAGCAGGGCGATCGCTGCTCGCGAGTCGAGGCCCCGAATGTCGATGATGGGCAGCTCTTCGCCCTCGGGATCGTCGAGGGCCGGGAACAGTCTGATCTCGATGTCGCCCTCGGTCAGCTCCGTGTCGTGCCCGACGATCATCGAGGTCGTCACTGACACGCGCTGTGCGAGTGCCGGGATCTCGTCGGGCAGATGGACGATCTTGTCGCTAGCCATTGTCGACCTCACTCTCTCGATAGCAGAAGTGGGGGCAGTCGTCACACCGCTGACCGCCGACGACCGTGACGTCGATGTCGTGACCCTGAGCCCGTGGCGACTTCGGGTCGATCGACGTGTGATACCGACAGACACCGTCGGTCACGCCCGCCCGAGGGCCGATCGGCTCGAAGTGCTGACAGTCACGGTGCCGAGGGGCCTCGGCCTCGTCTCTGACGGCCTCGATGCCGGGGGCCCCATATTCGTGCGATGGACGAGACGGGGCCCCGACATCGGGGGCCCCGTCATCGTCGTCGACCATCGTGAACCGGATCGGGCCGCCTGTGATCGACGACCCCGAACACGATCGCGGGGGCTCGTAGGTCTCAGCGTCCAGAACGCCAGACGCGATCTGCTGACGCCGACCCGCGCCGCCCTGACTGTGAGGGGCGATCTCGACGGCGAAGCGATCGACGTCGCCATCGCCCCATGCACGGACGATGATCTGTCCGTGCCATCCTTCGGTCGTGATTCGTGTCTCGCGGTGACCGATCGACGAGGTCACGTTGCCGCGAGAGTTCATCATCGTCGAGTGAAACCGTGCCATGAGATCAGCTCCTTAGAAGCGGGAACGGTAGGACCGCCCCGAGAAGACATCGAGAACGGAAGCGAGACCGCCATCATCGAGCCGCTCGCCCTTGTCATCAGAGACGATATGTTCGACGACCTCGATCTCGCCTCTTGCCTGCTCGACCCATCCTGCGGGACCCGCGAGAACGTCTTCGCCCTCGGGGGCCTCGTCGACCTCGACGACGGGGACGAAGACGATCTCGCCCGGGCCGCCGTTCTCGTGTCGACTGTAGATCGCCACGGCGAATCGCATCGGTCAGCTCCTTTCTCTCTCCCTCTCTGCCTCGGGGCCTCTCTCGCCCCACAGGACCAGTCTACCAACAGGAGGTCATAGTGGCAAGGCAAATCGCTAGGATGCTACCACCGAGGGGGTTTCGTGGGGCACGGAATCGCCCTAGAAGTGGGGCTCCTGAGCAGAAATCGCCTCTCCCGCACGATCGCCCGAGTGGGCGACTGAGAGGTCGGGGTCGCCCGAGATCGTTCAGCAGAGGCGATCTGTGGAGGTCGAAATCTGAGGTCCTCACGATCGACGACGTCGGTCTGCTTCTCCCTGGCGATCAGCTCTTCGTCAGACACGAGATCGTCGGCCCGCCGTGGAAGTGGCTAGTCGGCTTCCTGATCAGGGTCGCCACGTTCACTCGGAAGGACAAGCGACCGACCGTCGTGAATCATGTGGCGACGGTGATCAGGGCGATCAGAGAAGTCGACATCATGTTCATCGGTATGACGGGAGAGCTTGACGCCCCCGAACTCCACGCCTTATCAGAGATCGACACCTACTACGGGATGGCCGGTCTCGAAATGCATGATGTCGACGGGCGACCGATCGCGATGCCAGCGACACGGGGGCCGATCGTGGACTGGATGATCGGCGAGGCTCTCGGCAAGGGCGGGTTTCACTACACTCGTCTGCTCGATCGCTACTCGGACACACGTCATTTCTCGATCGCCTTCTGTCGTCATCTCGGGGCGACCGACGACCACAGGACGAAGATCGTCGAGGCATGTGATTATCTGCGCGACAAGAATGTGACCTATGGCTTCCTGAAGATCGCTGCTCACGTCGGCGACTTCGCGCTGACGCGAGTCTGGAATCTCATCGGCGGCAGGAGTGACGTCTACGCCTTTCGGTGGCTCTGTCGACTCGATCGGTATCCGATGTGTTCGTGGTCATCGCTCTACGTCTACGACAAGGCCGGTCTGCCGTTCGATGTGCCCGTCGAGATCGGGTCGCCCGACGATCTGTGGGACGAATGTCTCGTGAAGACCGATGTCTGGATGTGGGGCTATCACTCGCCCGCGCTCGATGACGAGTTCGCACGTGCGACGCGCCGAGCGAGGGCGACCGAGAAAGGAGGAGCTGATGCGTGATCGACAGCGGGGTCGGAATCGACGGCGGCGGCGACCGTTTCTCTGCCGTCTCGGGCTGCACAAGTGGGGGCCGTGGGACATTCAGGCCCACGACTGGCGAGTGATCGAGAGGCGGTGCCGACGGTGTTCTGCCGTCGGTAGGTTTCGCCAGCCGACAGCGGCGGCGACAGAAAGGAATCGGTGATGAAGAGAACGATCGGCCTCGTGGCGGCAGAGATCGAGCGAGACCTACGTCCGACGCTCAAGGGCACTCGTGAACACGAGATATTCAACGTCGTCCACGACGAGTTCGTGCAGCGTCTCGGGCGTCAGCATCCGGTGATGGCCGACGGCGACGTCCTCGTTCACGTCACGGAGGCCGAGTTCACCGTCCGCTGTCCCGACTGCGGATCCTTCGAGACCGGCTCTCTGCCCGTCGGGGACGAGGGGACTCCGACGTTGACACTCGCTGATGTCAGATGTGGCGAGTCCGAGGCAACGCCTACCGAGACCGAGACCGAGCCGGCTAAGGAGGACGGCGACGAGTGATCAGGGCGATCGCCACGATCGCCCTGCTGTTGACGAGTGGGGTCATCGTCTCGACGACTCGGATCGGTAGCGTCGATCATCATGTCGTCGTGATCGGCGTTCTCCATCCGAACAACGAGATCAGGGTCGTCGTGAACGGTGACGAGATCGACGATTCGCCGGTGTGGTGTGATTCGACCGGCGTCTTCTCGTTCATCTACAGCGCGGAGTGTCCTTGTCTCGTCGAGATGACCGTGATCTCGCCGGGGCCCGCTGCTCTCTGTGAGGAACATGAGCGATGAAAGGAGTGACGATCGTGCGATTCATCCTGACGACCCTCGCCCTGTTGATGTGCGGGGCCTGCTGTGTGATCGGAGGCCCACTCGAGGACGGGCCCGAACTGAGTCTGTGCGTGTCGGCAACGTGGGGAGGCGCGACCCCGCCGATCGGATCGACTGCCGCTGTCGACATCTATTCGATGATCGAGGGCACGGGTCAGTGGACGCCGGTCGTCCTCGACGAGCCCTATCCGATCGTCGTCGCTACGGGGGCTCTCGTCGACACGTTCTGCTTCGACTGGCAGGTGCCCGAGAACGGCGATCGGATGACATATCGGTATGAGGTCGAGCTGACGATCGGCGATCAGACCTACTCGCCCGCCGACTATCCCGAACTCGTTTGTGAGTCGGGCGAATGGTGGTGGCTCTTCGCTGGTCGAATCCGTTGCTCTGAGCGCGAGCGATGAAGGAGGCGATGATGAGTCTGCCCCCGCTGAAACCGAACAGTCAGGGCGGCCGGCTACTCAAGGCGCTGGTCCTCGGCTGGCCCCGATTCGTCGGAGGTCAACGTGCATTCGGCGACCTCTGGCACAAGGCATCGACGCGTCTCGGTGACACACTCGCGCCGAGGGGATTCGAGACCGTCGGTCACAAGTGCCCGAGGTCGGAGGGGAATCATCAGGTCTATCGCTTCGCCAGTGAAGCGATCTATCGGGAGGCGGCTTTGCTCACTCGCTCGTGGCAGACCGGCGAGAACATCGACGAGCTGCGACGACACGTCAGATCAGAGACACCGATGCCCGAGTTCGATCAGGGGCGGCTTTCGCTGTAGATGACGAGACACGGTCTGATTCTTGCACTCTCGTCTCTCGTCTCGACGATCGGCGTCGAGGGAGGGGAGGCGAGACATGAGGTCGACGTTCGTCATCAGGGCAGAGGCCCGAGAGATCAAGATGCTCGGGGCGATCATGGTCAGGCTGACCGTCAAGGTGATCGGGCTGATTGCCCTGTCGGTGTGGCAGATCGCACGACACGGGGCCCGCCGCTGCTGGACAGTGATTCAGGACGGGTCACGGTGCGGTCGTGGTTGGCGATGATCGTGCTGGACACAGGTCGGCTCTCGTGTTAGAGTCGGTCTGTCGGACTGAACCGGCGACCGAGCCCACGGCAAGGCTGCATGCGCTAGGCCCCGAGAGGGGTTCCCCGAGAGGGGTGCGATCCTGCCAATGGCCAGCGGTCGCCGGTTCGTCACGTCAGGGGTCATTTCGTCGAGGACCGTCGGGGTGGAGGCCGGCGTCGTCCCGACTCGATCACTCAACGTCGTCCAGCTCGCGGACGACACGGGGCCCGGCTCTCGCGGGTCGGGCCCCGCGGAGGGAGGAACATGAGAGGACTCACGACTCTGCTCGTCGTTCTGCTTCTGGCGATGGTGCCGGTTTCGGTCGCCCTCGCCGACGACGAGAGTCCAGAGCCCGTTGACGAGGTCGGCACGGCTGCCGACCTCGAGGAGGAGGAACGGGACGACTGGACGAATCTGCTCGCACTACGTTCGGGCGGCCTCTACGACATGAGCGTGAAGGAGTGGACGCCCTACGTCACGACCCCTCTGCTTCGCTACCAGTCGTTGACAGCAGAGGGGGGAGTCGAGATCGACATCGACGAGGACACCGAGGCGAAGGGACTGATCAGTGCCGTGATCGGTCTGACGTTCAATATCGGCAGTCTACGGAAGCTCGGTGTCGAGACGATGTGGGCCGATCATGTCGCGATTCATGTCGGGCCCTATGGTCGCTATCGGTTTGAGGACGGCGACTGGTCCGGCGGCGTGATGGTCAGTGTGTTGGCGACCGACAGAGACGGTGGTCGCCGCTGATGAATCGACGAGAGAGGGGTCACTGTCGCCTTCGACGAGAGGTCCCATTGCCGCTTTCGACGGTGTCTACCTCGTGACCCCTCTCGACTCGACAACGGAGGTCTGAGACATGAGATCACTCGTGAGGACTCTGTGCGCGGCCGCTGTGGCCGGGATGCTCGTCGCCCTGGCTGTCTGCTGGGCGGTCGGGGTCTTCGATGATCTGCCCCGAGACCCGTCGACGCCCTCGACGGAGGCGGTTGACGAGCTGATCGAGACCGAGGTCGGGGGGTGATCGGGGGTCTCGGTCTTCATCTGTAGTTCTTCTACTACTCTCGATATAGAAGATTAGTAGTAGTAGTAGGGCCCGTGGACAAGTGGACAAGTGCCTCGGGCCCTAACTTTTAGGGGTCTTCCTCGTCGACGCCGCTGTGAACATCTTGGGAACATCTGTGGAGGACGGTTGATAGATCGTCGATCTCGTTGTCGGGCGGCGATTTACCCACAGATGCCCACAGGTTGTCCACCGACTATTCACCGAGTTATGCACCGATGCTCGTCGGGGCCCTCGATGCTGCGAGAAGTAGCGTCACGAGCGTCACGAGCGTCACAGACCCGAGTCAGAGGGCGATTCGTGCTCGCGGTGCTGACCGTGCTAGCATCACGAGCGTCATCAGCGTGACCGACGTCACGGGTCCAAATCGGGGCCCGATTTGGACCCGTCGTGCTGACGGTGCTAGCGTCATCAGCATCACGAGCGTCAGCGACCCGACGAGCTCGCGGCGGTCGGGCCGAAATCGGGCTCGGAGGCGGGGCAATCGTGGGTCTCTCGCTAACGAGGGCGGGCACCAGTGAACATCGGGGGCTGTGTCGGTGTGTCGGGTCGTCTGACGCCGAGATCGTCGCTCACAGGCGATCTATGGAGGTCGGCGGGGGTCGGAACGGGCCCGATCGGTCTGATTCGGGGGGATCGGGCCCGAGAGAGAGGTCGACGAGTGGGGCGATCACGTCTCTGAGGGCCTCTGTCGAGGTCTCAGATCACGAATAGGCGCGGTTCATCCATCCCTCGGCGAACGGGGCGAAGCCCTCGTCACGGGCGAGGACGAGACGATAGTGACTGGCGGCCTCTGACCGGAGGGCCGCAACGAGGGCGAGTTCGCACGTCCCGGCGACACCGCTTGCGGTCTCAGGGCCGATGACCCCGTCGATCGAGACGAGGATCCCGCACGATCGAAGGGCACGTTGGAGGCAGACGACGCCCGCTTTCAGACCCATGTTCACGGCGAGATCGAACGTCTTCGTGGCGATCTTCTCGGGCAACATATCGAAGTTCCGACCCTGCCAGTGATGGGTCCAGTAGATTTCGATCGCGTCATCGCGGGTCAGGTTCTCGATGTCGACCTCGGGGTGCGACCTCGACGAGATGCCGAAGTTCGTCGCGCCGCCGGGGTCGGTCGGGTGATCGACATAGCCGCCCTCGTGATCGAGAACGACTTCGATCGCACGGTTGAACAGCTCTCGACTTGTCATTGTCTCTCTCTCCGTAGTGTGGCGACCTCGACTCTCAGTTCCCCGAGGACCCGTGCCAGCTCGCCGTCTCGTGTTCTCTGCTCTGTCCGTCCGTTGTTCATCGCGTCGATGCCACGTTTGACGTCGAGCAGAACATCGCGCACGTCCTCGAGCGAGACGTTCCCCGTGGCGATCGGGCAGATCAGACGCAGCTCGTCGAACTTCGGCGTGCAGGAACAGTCGTTGCCGTTCTTGCGGTCAATGAGTCGTCGGATCGTCTCGACGGCTTTCAGGGCGAGGAAGACCGCGATGACGAGAGCAAGGGCGATGAGACCGACTGGTCCGAGGGCGTTCGCAGATTCTACAATCGAGTCCATCTGTGGGCCTTTCAGGTAGTGGTTTGGGTGACGTCAATCGACAGCTCGATCGTTCCTTTCTCGACGGTATAGACCTTGTCGTCTTCGAGCTTGATCTGTACGTCGAAGACCCACGGACGGGCCCCGAGGGTGCGGGTCTCTTCATCGGTGAGGTCGAACCGGAGGATCCCGTTCACGCCGACGCCCCCGACGTCCTCGATGCAGCCGGTCCCGGGAACGTCGTCAATCGTGATCTCCTTCGCCAGAACGGCATCACCGTCGGCTTCCTCGGCGTACCGCTTGACGGTCATCCATGCCTTTGCGATCTGATCGGGCAGGCCGGTGATCGTCCGACGAATCTCTAGGTCGTCACCGACCACGAATCCGGTGATTGCCACAGCAAGATCACTCATCCCGTCAATCTCCTTGCGTTCCGCGTGCCCTCGGTCAGTTCAGAGCAGTCGATCGTCCTCACGTCGACTGCGACAGCTCTCGACGCAACGTGTGACGCGGCGACCGACCGAGTCGCCGAGTGTTGCGCCCACGGCGGAATATAGATCACACCAGCGACGGCAAGAAGACCCTCGGCGATCAATGTCGCCACGCCGACGATTTCGAGGACCGCGCCGCCCTCGAGGATGCCTTCACCGATCGCGGTCGCCGCCCCGAGTCGCTCGACGAGGCCGCCGCCCTCGAGGACGCCTTCTCCGGTCGCGGTCGCCGCCCCGAGTCGCTCGACGAGGCCGCCGCCGTCGAGGACGCCTTCTCCGGTCGCCGTCGCCGCTCCGACAGCCTCGACGTTGGCGGCACAAGAGCAGACGCCCTCGCCTGTGATTGTGGCCGACCCTGCCGCTTCGAGGTTCCCTGCTGCCTCGGTGAGCCCCTGACCGACGAGTTCGGCACTCGGCATCGAATAGACGATTCGGAGCTGACATTTCGAGAAGGTCTGGTTGAAGTCGACTCCCCAGGAGAAGTCGCCCGTGCCCTGCGTGCTGTCGTCCCACACGCGAACGTCCGTCTGACCGCCGGGAACGATGGCGGCGATTCCGACCGACCCGAGACTAATCAGCTGACCGCCGGTAGGTTTCGCGTAGATCGTCGCCGCGAGGGTGCCACCGTTCCACTCGCCGGCATCCCCGTCGAGAGTGGTGCCGATGAACTCGCCGATGGAGAACTTGCAGACGTAGTATTGCGGGTCCCCGTAGGGCTGACTACGTCGCTTCACGACGAGGAATGAGACCGACGTGATCTCTGCTTCGGCGGGGACCGCCGATGTATCGAAGGCGAAGTAGGCGCGCCAGTAGGTCGGCCCGAACGCACTCTCGCCTGTCTTGCAGTTCGCCCAGCCGGTCGCCGCCGTGAAGACGCTGCTGGCGAGAGTGATCTTCCCGCTTCGTCCGTCGATGAAGTTAGCGTTGTGCAGATAGAGCATGGGAGCGCCTTTCGGACGTCGAGCGTCCGGCGATCAGGCGATCACAGGCGCTCGCCCATGTGTCAGCGGAGCTTCAGGACGAGGAAGCCGTCGAGGATCTTGAACACGTCGCCGTTGCCGACGGTCTTCGACTCGTCGAGTTCGCCGTGATAGAGAAGGTTCCCACTCGTCGCCGCGTCGAAGACAGCGACGTGCGTGACCGTTCCCCACGAGGCGGTCGCCGTCGGAAACGTGATCGGGCCGTTGTTCTCGACAGCATAGGCATCGCCGTCGACTGCGGCAAGCGTCCACTCGGGGCTGCCCCCGCCGTTCTCGTAGACCCGCACACGGGCATAGGAGCCGCCCGAGACCTCGGTTCCCGTCCCCGCGTCGGTTGGGTCATCGGTGAACAAGGCGACCCACGTTGACGGAGACGTGTAGGCGTCGTCGTTGAAGATATGATCAAGCAGTTCCTGTTCGAGATAGTCAGAGAGGGCTGGCACGGTGATCTCCTATCGTGTGGGCTGTGGGCTAACCGAGACGAGACGACGGGTCACGTCGTTGCTCGTCATCACATGATCCCGGCCGTCGCCGTTGCCGCCGCCGGCTGCCTCTTCGGCGGCTGCCTCGATCTGCGTCTCGACTTCGGAGGCCGTGACCGGCTCTTCCTTCGGTGCGCCCCCGTCGATCTTGATTCCCCATTTCTCGGCGAGATCGAGTTCACGCCTGAGCTGTCGGAAGACGTCCTCGACATCGAGACCACGTTCCGCGAGGACCTCTGCTCGGGTGCCGAGTCCGTTTTCGATCGAGAGGACCGCGCCCTTCGCCGCCTTCTCGGGGTCGATCCACGCCCATCCTCGAGGACGATGTTCGACCTCACGATAGCGGTCGGGATTCTGGGAGGGGAGGCGAAGCTTGCGGGTCAGGAGAGCCATCGAGAGCCACACGTCATATAGCGGGACTCGCCACATCTCGATGAAGTCGTTCTGAATCCCTCGCCAGTCGTCTCTCTCGACGAGAGCGAAGCTCCGCATCGACGAGTAGCTGACGCCGCGGGCGTCGTTGGCGAGGACGTTGTAGAAGACGCCTAGGCCCGTGGCGACCTTGCGGGCCATCTGCTCGACGAAGGCCCCGAACTGCCCCGTCGGGTGATCTGGCGACCAGCCGTTGAACTCGTATCCCTCAGGCACGATCTCGATCGAGCCGGGATTCGCCTCGATCATCGCCGGGTCCTTCTCGCCGGCGAGGTCGGGCCCGAGTGAGTCGGCCCGCTTCTGGAGAAATCCCATCTTGGCAGCGGCGACTCTCGCAGCGACGGCCTCGGATTCCTCGTAGGCGTCGAGCATGTGCGCGGGCACCATGATCGAGTGGACCCACGTCACGCCTCGGGTCTGATTCACACGATCGGGATCGTAGAGATGAATCATCTCGCTGGCGGGGACGAAGTATCGCTCGCGGATCACTGTCATCGACACCGACGAGGGCTTTGTCCAACACCAGAAACCGACGGGCCTCGACAGCTCGTCGACCTCGACTCCCATTCTGATCTCGTTCTGACCGTCACGGGCGGGTCGGTTCAACCGTTCGTCGATTAGATCGGCGTCGATCGCTTGCAACGCGAGCCCGAAGGGATTCCCCTCGACGCCACGCCACAGACGGACAAACGTCTCGCCGTCGCAAGCGACGGTCTTCAAGATCAGTTGCTCGAAGCGTCTAAGAGAGAGCTTGCCGTCGAGTGTGACGGGCTTCCGCGCCCACGTTCGCCAAGCCCGTTCGATCTCGTCGTTGACAGCGGTGTCGAGAACGAAGGTCTCGCCCTCTTCGCCCTGGCTCGGTCTCGTGACGAGAGCCTGTAGGGTGATCCCCTGTGAGCCGATGACGTTGTTTCTGAGCAGACGGAAGTAGCGTTTGATGTAGCTGTTGTTGCGAGCGAGTTCGCGAGCCCGCGCCCTCAGTCGTCGGATGTCGCCTTTGATCTCTTCATCGGCAGAGCGAGAGGCGGCGATCCAGTCGAGCAGAAGACGATTGCTCATCGCGCCCTCGAAGGCCGTTCGATTCTGACCTCGGGCCTCTCGCCAGCCGAGACGAAATGCGCGGGCGATCCTCTGTCGGAACGGTCTCATCGCTTCATCCCCGTCTGAGTGAACTGAACAAGGACTGACCGAGAGACCTTCGAGGGCTGTTGCAGGCGGGCGAGGCGGGCTTCGAGCGAGGTCAACAGCGAGACGGCGTCCTTGATCGGCATCTTCGAGACGGCACGACCGGCGATCGAGTAGCTCTCCATGCCGGCGGTCATCCGACCCTCGACGTGAGCTTTCAGAACGACGATCGACCGTTCGAGCCACGACTGACGATCGCCCGGGGCTGCCTCTGCGAGATTCGGTGTGATGTGAACGACACCGGAGTCGACGGTGTAGACCTCGTCGCCCTTCGAGACACGCTCGACCCATTCGTAGACGCCGTCGACGAAGGAGCCCGACGTGCCGGCGGGGGAGATCGTCACGACGAAGTCGTCGCTGTCGGGGGTCGCCTCGATCTCCGTGACAGATGCGCCGGCGAGATAGAGCGTCAGAGTCCATTCGCTCGCGGGATACGACGAGAACGCCTTCCGATAGCTGACGGTCGTGCCGGCCTCGAAGGACTCGGGGAGTTCTGTGAGTTCGTTCGTCAGGCTCATGCGGTCACGGTGCCACAAAACGCCCTCAGTCGACAAGTGCAATAAGATTGCACTCGACGCCGCGGCCCGATTCTGGCAGAAGTGGAGCGTCAGGGGAAATCAACGCACGACGAGGCGAGAGAGCAGGAGTCGGGGATGATACGATGAAACGGACGATCCCAACACGGCAGTTCCGGCAGTTCGACATCGACGTCGGCGAACGTCAGCAGGGGGAGGGAGGCGATCGCTACCCGATCTCGTTCTCTAGCGAGGTCCCGGTGCTGAGGCAGTCATGGGAGGGCCCCTACTACGAAGTCCTTTCGCACGCTCCCGGTGACATCATCCTCGACCGAGCCGAACGAGGTCTCCCCGCGCTCAAGTCACACGAGCGCGTCCTGCACTTCGGCTCGGTGACCGGGATCAGGCTCGACGAGGTCGTGAAGCGGCTCAAGGGTCTGCTCGGATTCTCATCGACCGACCTCGGGCAAGAGCAGAAGACACTCGTCGACGAGGGGCATCTGCACACCGTCTCGGTTGGCTATCGTGTTCACGGCATGGAGTTCTTGTCCAAGAACGCCGAGGGCGTGCCGACGTTCCTCGTGCGACCGTGGGAGCCCTTCGAGATTTCAACCGAGCCGGTGCCAGCCGACTACGAGGTCGGCTTCGGCAGAAGCGACACAGCAGGCAGAGTCAAGGTGGGAGCTGATGACGTCGTCGTGATCGAGGTCAGAGATTCGACGACAGGAACGGGAGGAGAAGACATGGGCGAGACGATCACCGAGAGAGGGACCGTCGAGACCCCGACCGACGTCGTCAATCCGACGACGCCGAGGATCGAGACCCGAGGCGAGCCGACGTCACCGCCGACGCCGGTGACCCCGACTCGTGACCGGGGTGCAGAGGCGGCCGAGATCATGGAGCTGTGCGCGACGCACGGCTTCGCCGAGAGAGCTGCTGACTTCGTTCGGGAGGGTGCGACGCCCGATCGTGTCAGGCAGTTCATCCTCGAGCAGATCACCACGAAAGGGCCAGGACAGCCGGGCAGCGAGTCGCTCGATCTGCCGAAGCGCGACGTCTCTCGCTACTCGCTTCAGCGGGCCCTTCGGATCGCGGCCGAGATGGAGAAGCCGAACGGCATCGAGGCCGAGGTCGATCAGGAGCTGAGGAAGACGAGGACGACGAGCGACCACGGCGGCATCCTCGTGCCGTGGCGGTTCGGGACCGAGCAGAGGGCGCTCGGGACGGGCGAGGCGACCGGAGGGGCGACCCTCGTCGGCGAGACCGTGATGCCCGAGATGATCGACATCCTCAGGAACAAGGCCCTCGTGCTACAGGCCGGGGCTCGGCTCTATCCCGGTCTGCAGGGCGTCGTTCACTTCAACAAGAAGACCGGCGAGCCGACCGTCTACTGGATGCAGGAGAATCCGGCGGCTGACGTCACGGCAAGTCAGCCGACATACGGCTACGTCGATCTGACCCCGAAGACTCTGATCGGGTCTGTCGAGATTCCTCGACAGCTTCTCGTGATGGCTTCGATCGACGTCGAGGCCGACATCAGGTCGGACCTCGGCACGGGTCACGCGCTCGCCGTCGACTCGAAGGCTCTGCACGGCACGGGCACGGCGAACGAGCCGGTCGGGATCTACTCGGCCGCCGACGTACAGTCGGCGACGATCACGGGCGTTCCCGATCTGCCCGAGACCTCGGCGATGATCGGCAAGCTCGCCGACGCGAACGCCGACCTCGGCTCGGTCTCGTGGATGACGACCCCGCTGCTCGCGGAGGTCTGCACTCGCGTCGAGAAGGCGTCGGGCTATCCTGTCTACCTCTGGAACGGGCCTCTCCAGGAAGGTACGATGCTCGGCTACACGGCGCGGGCGACGAATCAGGTCTCGAAGAGCCTCGGCTCGGGCTCCGACGAGCACGGCCTGATCTTCGGGAACTGGAACGACCTCGTCGTCGGGCTGTGGGGCAACGATCTGGAGATCGTTGTCGATGTCGTCACGAAGGCGAAGCGCGGTCAGATCGTGATCACGTCCTACTCGATGGCTGACATCGCTCTCAGGCGAGGTCAGTCGTTCGTGAAGGCGACTGGCGCGAAGATCGCGTAGTCGATGACGAGACCGAGACTCTGAACGGGAGGACTGCACATGGCAGGACCCGAAGAGAGGATCACGCTGCTCGTCACGACTGATCACTGTATCGGAGGCGGGCGAGACGTTGTCGCGGGAGATGTTCTCTCTGCGCCGGGAGACGTCTCGCTCGCCGATGCTCGGGCAAGGATCGCTCGGGGCTGGTACACGGTCTTCGACGGCGACGTACCGCCGGGGCCGATTCATCCCGCCGTCGAGACACGAGAGCCGACCGTCGAGAAGCGTGACCCCGAGATCGAGAGCCCGCCGCCCTCGAGGACGACGGGCAAGAAGACGAAGGGTCGAGGGAAGGGCAAGAGGGCGCGGTCGAAGTAGAGCCGCGTCGACAGACAGGAGGACGACGTTGCCGAATCTGATGAACGCGCTCGCGATGGCGGGCGTCAAGAGGGGAATCCTGCCGGGGACCTACACGTCGACCGAGACGGGAACGGGGGTCGACTGCACGGCATGGGACGGGATGGCGGTCGCCGTTCTCGACTGTGCCGCCGGGACCGGCACGACACCGACGCTCAACGTCAAGCTACAGTCCTGTGCGACCGTCGACGGGACCTACGCTGACATCAGCGGTGCGGTGTTCACCGAGGTCGACGACACCGAGGGCGGCTCGACTCAGATCATCGCCTTCCCCGTGAGTGCAGCCGCGGCGTTCGTCAGGGCCGTCGGGACGATCGCCGGGACGACCCCGTCGTTCGATTTCTCGGTGACCCTCGTCGGGATGCCGAAGGTCGCCTGAGATGTCGGGATTCCTCGGTGAGTCTGACATCGACGCGATGCTCGCCGATCTCGCCGAGGCTGATAGCACGGTCGAAGTGACGCTCGGTGCGACGACGGTGACGGGCCTCTTCGACCGTGCTGCTGTTCAGTTCTTCGATGGTGATATGCCGACGGTGATCAGCGAGAGCGAGGCAGTTCACGTCAGAGCGGGGTCGCTGCCCGGCCTAGAGCCGGGGGCGTCGATCACGATCACGATCGGAACGACCTCGACGACCTACTCGGTCTTGCGTGTCCTCAAGTATGGAGACGGGGCGATGGAACGGATCGCCCTCACGACACCATGAGTTCGATCAGAGAACAGATCGTCGAGGCCGCAGTCGACGCCCTCACGACTGACAGGCCGGCAGAGATTCCGGAGCCCGTTCGGACTCGGCTCGTGTCACCTCGCGCGGCTCAGCTCCCCGCGCTTACGGTGTATCAGGGCCGGGAGGTCGTCAGTCCGATGCGTGATGAGAAAGCCGAAGAGCGATCGAGTCGCGGGGCGGTCGTCCGGCGGGCTCTGGATCTACAGATCGAGGTCGTCACACTCGCCACGAAGAGCGGCGATCCGGCAGACAAGCTCGCCGACCCCATTCTCTGCTGGGCCGTCAAGTCGATCGTCGGGTCGGGGACGTTCAACAAGCTCTTGAACGACCCCGCCGACGAGGCCGGGACCCTCTTCGACTATGAACAGTCGAAGGAGGGGTCGTTCTGTCGGGCGACGATGACCGTCCGGTGTCACTACCAGTCGAAGACCGACGACGCCGAGCTGATCGCCTAGCGAGAGTCGACGTCTGACAAGGGAGGGGAGATGCCAGGAGAGAACGTCAACGGCAATCTGGTTCTGCTCGGGCGAGGCAAGGTCTATTTCGACCGCCTCGACTCTAGCGGGAATCCGACGGGCGAATACTTCCTCGGGAACACGCCGAGCTTCGAGATCACGCCGACGCCCGAGGAAATCAAGAAGTATTCGTCCGCGACGAGGGCCGCCGACCTGATCGCGTCCGATGTGATCAGAACGACCCTCGCCCTTCGGATTCAGGGCGACGAGTTCTCAAAAGAGAATCTCGCGATGGCCCTCTTCGGGGGCACGGGCACACTGGCGCAGACGGGATCGAGCGTCGCGGCAGAGGACCTTCCGGGTGTTCTGCAGGGCCGCTACTACAAGCTGGCCTATCGTGACGTCTCGTCTGTCGTCGTCGAGCCCGACGGAGGCGGAACACCGTACACGGTCGACACCGACTACACGGTCGATGCGGACACGGGTCGCATCTACATCGTGGTCGGTGGAGGCATCGCCGACGACACCGACATCGAGGTCGACTACGACTACGGGACGATCGCCCTCGACACCGTTCTCGGGATGACCGAGACGTCGGTCAAGGGTCTGATCAGGTTCGTCGGCGACCCCGCCAGAGGACCGACCTACGAGATCGAAATCTGGCAGGCGTCGGTGCGTGCGGACGGTGCGATCGGCTTCATCTCTGACGAGTATGCGAGCTGGTCGCTCACGGGTGACATCGAGTCGATGGCGACTACTCATCCGAACGAGCCGCACTTCCGCATCATCAAGCTCTCTGACTGATGGCTGATCGACATCTGCTAGGCGGTCGACCCTTCCTGACCGTGCAGGAGTCGACGGTCGAGCAAGACTTCATCTTCCTCGCCCTCGTGAAAGAGGCGGGGATCGACGATCTGACGCAGAGCCGGGGCGAAACGACCGGCGATTTCGCCGTCCGGATCCTCGAAACGGCGATCGCCAACGGGGTCGTTCTGAGACTGCTCGCGTGTCTGCTCGTGCCCGAGCCCGAGGTCGAACGGCCCCGAGGACTTCGGCGTTTGATTCCCGGTCGACGTGACGTCCCGCCGTGGACACGCGAGACCGCCGAAGAGACCGCCGAGTTCTTGGGGTCGCTGCGTTCGCCCGAGGACAAGGCGAAGATCAGAGCCCTCGTGCTGTCGTTGCTCGTGCATTTTTTCGAGAGCGGGACCGTCTCTTTGTGGACTACGCCGACGTCATCAGTCGAGCCGGTCCCGAGAGCGACGACGAATGGGGAGGCGAGCAGACCGACGGACGCTACGGGTGCTGGACCGCCCTCGTCCTAGAGATCGTCGACGGTGATTTCGATCGGGCAGAAGAGGTCATCAGATGGCCTCTTCGAGCCGCTCTCGACTGCTATCTGATCAAGGCGAGAGAGGTCGCCCGTCAGAACTACCGGCACCAGCAGATCATGTGGGCCCTCGTGACGCCGCACGTCTCGAAATCGAGCCGCCGGCCGGCCCCGAGAGTCCCCGACATCCTGAGAGGTCGTCGACGAGATGGCGAAGCCCGACGTCAGAGTTCGACTGTCAGCGGAAGGCGTCAGTGAGGTCGTCTCTGCCCTCAAGCGTGTGCAGGCAGAGGGTCAGAAGAGCGCCAAGAAGCAAGCGAGCGGTTTCGGCGGCCTGAATCGCGTCCTCGGGGGCACGACGAATCTGCTCGGCGGGCTCGGGATCGCCCTCGGGGTCCATCAGTTCACTCGATTCATCGGCAACGCGATCGAGGCCGGTGATCAGATCAACAAGCTCGGGGCGAAGGTCGGAGCGTCAACCGAGAATCTCTCTGCCCTGTCTCTCGTCGCTCGCACCGCCGACTCTGATCTGAATCAGGTCGGCGCGGCCCTCGTTCGGATGAACAAGAACATCGGCGACGCTCAGGCCGGGATTCCTACCGCCGCCGCCGCTCTGCGCGATCTCAACGTCAAACTCGAGGACCTCGAAGGACTCGACTCGGTCGAGATATTCGAGCTGATGTCGAAGCGGATCACCGCGCTGCCGACGGCGATCAGGCAGGGGCGTTCCGCGATTCAGATGTTCGGTCGTGCGGGGGCGATGCTGATGCCGACGATGCGAGCCCTCGCCGAAGAGGGTCTCGCCAATGTCATCAAACGCGCAGAGGAGCTCGGTGTTCTGATCGACCATGATCTCGCCGCCGCCGCCGAGCGGATCAAGGATGACGTCGAGATTCTCAAGATGCAAGGGGAGGCACTCGGGGTCAGATTCGTCGCGGGCTTCGGGCCCGAGATGTCTCAGGCTCTACAGACGATCTCGGGCGACCTCAAGCAGACGACGAGCGCGTGGGAAGAGTTCGGGACGGGCGTCGGCCGAGTGCTGAAATGGCTCGTCTCTCTCGTGTCGACGGTCTTCGACACGATAGGAACCTACATCGGCTATGGAATCTCAGCTCTGATCTCCGGCGGGAAGACGATCGGTCGTGTTCTGAGGGGCGATCTGGAAGGCGCGAGACGAGAGATGGAGACGTTCAATCGCTTCTCCGAGCGAGAGAACAAGAAGTTTGCAGATCGCATGAAGGGTCGTTGGGAACTGACCCTCTCTGCCCCGACGAAGGCGACGGGCACGCCGGAAGGCGGCGCGGGAGGCGAGACGAGCGAAGAGTCGTTGCAGCAGATGGCAGAACTCGCCGCCCGTCGGGCTCAGGCTCTACAGTCATCACTCGATCGAGAACTCGCCCTCGTGAAGACGACGGCGGGGCTCAAGAACAAGGCAGAGCAACGAGAGTTCGATCAGGCACTACAGAGTGTTCAGACCTACTACAACGACCGCCGGAAGATCATCGAGGACGCCTATGCGGAGCAGGAACGGATTCTCGATGAGAAGCAGGCGGCTCTCGAAGACATCGTCGACCCTGCGAGACGCGAGCAGGAGGCGATGAAGATCGACACGCAGCGGGCTCAGGCTCGTATTCAATACGAGTCTGACATCGCCGACCTGATCTACGAGGAACAGGAGACCGTCAAGGACCTCGCAGCCGAGCGACTCGGCTATGAACAGCAGCTCCTCGAAATGCAGGGGCAGAGGATCGCAGCCGAGCGACTCGGGTTCGATGAACAGCTTCGTCAGTACGACGAGCTGCTCAAACGTCAGGGCGTCTCGGACGCCGAGCGGGAGAGGGCAGTCGCCCGATTCAAGACCGCCCTCGAAGCCGGGGCCGACTTCGAGGAAGCGAAGGCCGACGCCGAGGCCGCGCTACATGAACTCGAATCTGCCCGACGTGACATCGACGCTCAGGTCGCCGCCGGGATCCTCGGTCAGATGGAAGGCGAAGAGGCCCTCTTGCAGATCGAGATCGCTCGGCTCGATGCACTAGAGCGACTCGCCGCCGCGATGCTCGCGGCCGCCGAGGCGACCGGCGACCCCGAGAAGATTGCCGCCGCGCAGGACTTCGCCGCGTCGATCAGAGAGATCGAATACTCGGTCGAAGGATCAGTCAACGCCTTCGCACGGCTCGGAGAAGTCGCCCTCGACGCTGCTCAAAGTGCCCTGGCTGACTTCCTCGACACGGGGATCGAGGGTGCCGAAGACCTCGGTGACGCCTTTCAGGAGATGGGAGCAGCCGTCGTTCAGGCTCTCCGTCGTATCGTCGCCGAGATGATGGCGGCGTGGATCATCAAGAAGATCACGGGTCTCTTCTCGATGGGCGGGGAGGTCGGCGGCGACGGAGGCGGGTCGGGAGGCGAGCCGGCGACAGCAGAGGCCGCCATCGGGGGTCTCTTCCGAGGCAAGGGCACGGGCACGTCGGACTCGAACATCATCGCCGTCTCAGATCACGAGTTCATCGTGAGAGCGGCGGTCGTGAAGCAGCCGGGGGTCCTCGCCCATCTGAGAGAGCTGAATCGGGAGGGGCATCGCGTGCTCGGGACCGAGACGCCGAGGATGATCAACGCACCGATCGGTCGCTTCGCGGAAGGCGGCCTCGTCGAGACCGGCGGCGTGTCGGGTGAGGTCCTCAACGGCCGACTCGAAGTCGGTCTCGAAGAGGGTCTCGTGATGCGAGAACTCGAATCGCCACAAGGACAGCGAATCCTCGTCAACACGCTCAAGAACAATCGCCGAGCCGTCCGATCGGCGCTGGGGATCTGACCATGTTTGAGACGGGCACAGCGACAGACTATGCCGATCTGATCGACAAGCTGAACACGTTCCTGACAGCGAAGGGCTCGGCTTTCGGTCTCTCGTATTCGGGCACAGGCACGGGCACGCTGACCGATTATTCTGGCGGCGCGTCATCGGTCGCCGAGACATTCACAATCACAGCGACCTCGCCGACGGTCTTCGACGTGGTCGGGTCGGTGTCGGGTGACATCGGCGACGCTACCGTCGGGACGCCGTTCAGTCACGCCAAACTAGAGTTCACGATCACCGCCGGGGGGACGGCTTTCATCGTCGGCGACGAGTTCGTTCTGTCGACCGCGCCGAAGTGGACAGCGCACAGGAAGTGTCTCGGCTGTCGTGTTCTTGCCGACCTCGGCAACACGGGCACCTACGGGGCTCAGAACATGGTCGACGGCAAGAACGAGATCAGTTCCTACAAGTTCAGAGCCGAGGACCCCGAGACACCGTTCGACATCGAGATCGAGTTCTTCGAGGCAGAGACGATTCACCAGTATCAGCTCGCGATGTTCCTCAGCAGTCAATACAGCTACGGTCCGAAGGCGTGGACGTTCGACTACTGGACGGGGAGTGCGTGGTCGACTCTCGATTCTGAGAGCGGTCACGACGACTGGACACAGACCGCGATCAAGACGTTCGACGTCGGGTCGCCCGTATCCGCGACGAAGTACCGACTGCACGTTACGGAGCTGAACACATCGAGCTATCTCCACATCGGGGCCTTCCGGCTGCTCAGGTCCGACGGTGTCGACGCCGCGTTCTCGCAGACGATCTGGGAGGCCCCCGGCAACGACGGCGACTCAGAGATTCTCGTCGGTGTTCATGGCTTCGAGCGACAGGATGCAGACTATTTCGACTGGGAGATCGCCGCGTTCGACGGCTATCTAGCCTCTGCCCTCTGGCGGGAGCAGACCGGCTTTCACGGGCAGCTCTTCGTGCCTCTGTGGGACGCCTCGATCCCCTACTGGTTCGTCGCAGACGGTCGGAGAGTGATCGTTGTCGCCAAGATCAGCACGCAGTATGAGGTCGCCTACCTCGGCTTCATAGACGCCTACTACACGCCCGAGCAGATGCCCTATCCGATCGCACTCGGCGGCTCACTGACGTTCGACTTGCCGATCCCCGGCTGGCACGATGACGACTATCGCTGGTCGACGGCGACCCTCGAACACTCTGCGTTCCCGATCTCCGACTACGCTGACTCGGGCACGGGCGTCGACCCGACCGACTATCAGATGCGACTACGTTCGATCGACGGAACATGGATCGGATTCGCTGCACGGGTGGCCGGCGGCGAGGTCTCGATGAGCTCTCGGGACGCGATGTGGCCCTACTGCGGAGGTCTCGATGAGCTCGACGTGAATCTCGACGGCGGCTATTCGCTCTTCCCGATCATGCTGAACACACTGACACCGAACACGTTCGGTCAGCTCGCGGGGGTCGCCTGTGTCACGGGTCAGGGGCTCACTGCCGAGACACTCATCACGAAGGGGTCGGTCGACTGGCTCGCCCTGCACAACATCTTCCGAACCGAGCGTGACGACTGGTTCGCAATCGCTCTCGACTAGGACGGGGTCATGGCTGCTGCATACTCGACAGGAATCAGCTCGTCGCCGACGAATCTGCTGACGACTCTCGTGTCGTTTCTGACTGGTCAGGGATGGTCAGTCGATTCGTCGGCATCTGAGGGCTCGGGCTGGCGAGCGCATCTTCACAAGGGCGGTCTGTACGTCAACATGAGAGCCGCCGAGGACGAGCTGATCTATCCCTACGGCGGCGGGGGCTACCACGATTCGCTGCACGGGTCGACTGGCGGCTACGGGATCGGCATCTATCTCGGGACCGGCTATGACGGGGGTGACGGATGGGACGAGCAGGCGGGGGCTCCCGTTCGCGTCGAGGATGCGACGACCTGTGGCGTGGGTGCGAATCTGCCGCCCGGATCGGTCGCCGCCTACCATCTCTTCGACGACGGGAACGACAACATCATCGTCGTCGTCGAGAGGTCGCCGGGAATCTTCTGCTACTTCGGCTGGGGGCCCGACCTCGAGGACGCCGGTCAGCCAGAGGCGTTCCCGTATTTCTTCGGAAGCTCGCCCGCTGTTCTGAACACCTATCAGGGCGATCCGGGTGAGGATCGTGGGGGCATCAACGTGTCCGCGTGGCCCCCGATGTCACATGGCGACCGCGAGGACGGCAGCAAGGGCATCACGACAGAATATCATCACGCCGTCGCCTACGTGCGAGTCGACGCCGCGACGTTCACCGATCGCTGGGTCGGCAACAATCAGGTCGGCATCGAGCCAGAGCAGTTCGGGCACACGGGGCGAGTGATGCGGTGCGCGTGTTCGATCAATCCCGACCGATCATCGTTGGAAGAGGCCGAATACCCGTGCTACGAGGATATGACAGAGCGTGTTCATCAGACGGCGTTCGCCGGGGCTCTGCTTCTGCCTCTTCACTGCTTCGTGAGGACGGACCCCGCCGATCGCTGGGCCCCGATCGGCTACCCGGCAAACGTCTTCTACTGCGAGGCGGTCGGTCACGGCTACGCCGCGGGCACGGTCTATCAGGTCGGGGGCCTCGACTATATGCTGTTCCCTCACTTCGCCGTGCGAAAGGGAGCCTGATGTGGCGACCGGCGTTCTGCATCCCGGTTGGCTGTCGCTCGAATCGGTCGGGGTCACGAATCTCGCTGACGCGGAGATCCCGGTGCCGACGTCGAACGGATGGGCGATGCCGATTCCCCTCTTCGCCGGCGATCAACCGTCTGCCCTGGCTGATCCCCGCCCCGACGCCTTCGAGAAGATCGGTGTCGAGGGTCCCGCGAACGATCTGACCTTCCTCGACAGGATTCATGTCGTGCCTCGACGTCGAGACCTCGGGGCCGTGATCTCCGAACAGGAGATCGAGGTCGAGGTCTGGAACGCACGTCGCAATCGTGCGAAGATTCTCGATGACATCACCGTCGAAGGGGCCGCCGGGATCACTGTCGTCGATCATCTCGGGGTCCCGGCTCACTTCCCGGCGACTCAGTCGGAGGTCTTCACCGTGATCGTCGATGAAGAGGGCGACCCGCAGATCGACAACCTGATCTCGTGGGTCTTCCTCGACGTATCGGAGGCGGGCACGACTCTCGCCGTTCTCGGCTTCCGGTTGATCCCATTCCCCTACCCGCCGAATCTCGTGTCGCCGGTCTCTGAGACGTTCGGCTACACGACGAATCTGATCGAGGCGGCGTTCTCGGGCATGGAGCAGCGCGTTCAGCTCAGGGTGAAACCTACGGGCACGATCGGCTACTCGGTCTTCCTGATCGACCGACGCGAAGCACAGATGGCAGCGGCGATCCTCTTCGGGAATCAACCGAGGGCCTTCGGGGTCGGTCGCTGGCAGTTCAAGACGCCGCTGACAGTGGGCGCGGGCGTCGACGACCTCGACTTCTACTGCGACACGAGTGACATTCCGTTCGACGTCGGGGGTCTCGTCATGCTGTGGGTCAATCCCTTCGTGTGGGAGGTCCTCACGATCGAGACGATCGCCGCTGATCATCTGACGACATCGACGCCGACCCGCAACGACTGGAACGCCGTCGAGACCTTCGTGCTTCCGGTTGTCGTGGGACGCCTGACCGAAGACGAGGGTCAGACATGGGAGTCGCTGATGGCTCTCTCTCAGACGGTCGCCTTCACAATCGACGGATTCGAGCCGTGACGTATCTCGATTATGACGTCCTAGAGCTGAACTACAACCGGATCGCCGGCATCGAGGAACGGCTTCGCCGGAAGTTCGTTCTGCTCGACCCGAAGACGGGCAAGCGGACGCCCGATGAACAGGCCCCCGCGCCGGCGGGGGTCCGACCGTTCACGTGGACGGCGATCGGTCGCCCCGAGATCACCGTCATGCGCGAGTTCTTGGCGGCTCGGAAGGGGAGGGCCGTGCCGTTCTGGCTGCCGAGCTATCAGTGGGACCTAGAGCTCTCAGAAGACGCGCTCGAGGATCAGTCGATTCTCTCGATTCGCTGGGTCAGATACACTCAGCAGATGTTCGGCACGACGGGGGCCCGTCGTCACATCGCAATCTGGACTCTGGGCGACGACACGTCGATGGACTACTATCGGATCGACGACGCCGACGACCCGCTGAACTACACGACGGAGAGCATCACGATCGACCCCGTCGCCGTGCGCGACTACCCGAAGGAGACGACGGTGATCTCGTTCCTCAAGCTCTGTCGTCTCGACAGCGATCGGGTCGGTATCAGCTATCCGAACGACCGAGTCGCCGATGCAACGATCATGTGCCGAGAACTGCCCCTCGAAGCTCCGACCGAGGGGTCATAGGGGCCCTAGAAGTGGGGTCTGACAGCGAAATCGGCCTCTCCCGGCGATTCTCGGGCGTCGGTGTGTCAGACGTCAGGGGAGGGCGAGATCGTGCGGGAGAGGCGACCTATCGAGGCCGTTTCTGAGGACCTCAGACGAGGCAATCATGTCGACGTTCGATGAGCGAGAACGACAGCGATTTCAGGGGCAGCCGATCGAGGGCTTTCGATTCGTTCAGGGAAGCAACGTGTGGATGATCACGTCAGCAGATGACGAGATCACGTTGCCGATAGGGGTCTTCGAGCCCGAGTCGATCACGAGAACGCCCCTCGACTTCTCTCAGGAGGACACCGGCGAGCAGATGGAGTTCACCGTTCCGGCGACACATCCGGTCGCCGCCCTCTTCATCGGCGACATCCCCTCGACGCCGGTCTGGATCACCGCCTACCGCGCTCACAGGGGCGACGAATCTGAGAGTGTGGCGATCTTCACGGGCAAGATCACGAGGGTCAGGTTCAGAGAATCAGAAGCGATTCTCGTCGGGACCAGCATCACGGCGATGCTCACTCGGGCGGTTCCGACCCTGCAGATGCAGAGCCCTTGCAATCACATCCTGTTCTCCGCAGAGTGTGGGGTCGACCCGATCGCGTCTCGTGATCAGGTGACGATCGGAACCGTCGACGGTGTCACCGTGACATCGAGTGACTTCGCGCTGCGGGCCGACCAGTGGTTCCGTGGTGGCTATCTACAAGGACCGACCGGCGAGAAGCGATTCATCGGCGACCACATCGGGAACACCGTCACGTTGATCTCGCCGATGCCGGGGCTCGCCTCGCTCGACGTGTGCTATGCCTACTGGGGCTGCGATCATCTCGAAGCGACCTGTCTCGCCAAGTTCGACAACGCGCTGAACTTCCTCGGATGGCCGAATCTGCCGAATCGGAATCCGTTCACGGGGAGGATCGAATAGTGCCGTGGTGGGTGACCGTTCTGATCTACATCGGACTGACACTCGTCTACGAGCTGATCAGACCGAAGCCCGAGTTTGACTCGCCCGAGCCTGCCGGCATGAGCGACTTCAAGTTCCCGACGATCGGGGAGGGTCGCCCTCTGCCGATCGTGTGGGGCACGGTGATTCAACGGGGGCCGATGGTCGTGTGGTGGGGCGACCTCGACGTCGAGGCTCGCAAGAAGTGGGTCAAGACGGGTCTCTTCTCGGGCGAACACGTCACGACGCACTATCGTTACTACCTCGGCGTGCAGCTCGTCCTCTGCTCAGGCGAGATCGACGAAGTCGTCGAGGTCAGATTCGACGATCGACCGATCCCCTCGACGATCACGACGCCGCAATCGTACCGGACGAGTGTCTGGATCGACGCAATGTCGTTCTTCGGTGGCGAAGAGACAGGCGAAGAGGGCGGTGTCCGAGGTCGAATCTGGATCTATCATGGGACAGCCGAGCAGCCGAGGAACTCGTATCTCGAAGATCATCTCGGCGAGGACGTGTCCGCATATCGTCACGTCTGCTATGCGGTCATGCAAGGGGCGAACGATGAACAAGGGATGTATCTCGGGACGAGCCCCTACATCAAGGACGTCGCGTTCGTTCTGAGGCGATGTCCGAACAGCTTGGGACTGACCGGCGGCGACGAGAACATCGACGGTGACGCGAATCCGGCGGCGATGATCTACGAGCTGATGACGAGACCGCCGGGGCAGAACGGTCTCGGGATTCCGGCCGGATTCATCGACGTCGACGCGTTCAGGGCGGTCGGAGCGCAGCTCGCCGACGATGAACACGGTCTCTCGATGATGCAGGAGAGATCGACGCCAGCAAAGGACCTGATTCTCGAAGTCCTCAGACACATCGACGGGATCATCTACGTCGAGCCGTCGACGGGGCTGCTCACTCTCACGCTCGTCCGATTCGATTACGTCGAAGACGATCTCGACACCTTCGACGAGACAAACTGCACCGTGACGGGCTTCTCGCGGGCCTCGTGGGGCGAGATCAAGAATCAGATCAGGGTCGCCTACGTCGACCGCGCCGACGGCTTCGTCGAGAAGACTGTGCAGGCACAGGACCGTGCGGCAATCGAAGTCGCGGGAGGCGAGGTCTCGACTCAGGACCTGAAATATCGGGGCTTCTCGAACGCGACGATCGCACAGCTATGGGCCGCCCGTGCCCTCTCATCTCTCGCCTATCCTCTCGCGGCGATCGAGATGCAGACCGATCGCTCGGCGTGGTCGCTTCGCCCTGGCGCTGTGTTCAAGCTTGACTGGCCAAAGCTCGGCGTCGAAGGGATGGTCTGTCGTGTGCTTCGGATCGGGACGGGCGATCTGCTCTCAGGCATGATCTCGATCGAGGCCGTCGAGGATGTCTTCGCTGTCGACTGGACGGCCTACACGCCGCCGGGGTCGAGCGACTGGCCCGACCCTGTCGGTAACGTCCCCGAGCTGACCGATCAGGCCGCGATCAACGCGCCCTATGAAGCCTGCAAGGGTCTCGCCGCACCGGAGGGGTCCGCTCACGCTATCGTTCTTGCCGCGAGGGGTGTGCCGGGGGTCTCGAAGGGGTTCAGGCCGTTGATCGACAGCACCGGCGACCCGATTCCCTACTTCACTCCGTCCGGCACTCTCGATGACGACATCGACGAATCGACGACGTCGTTCGACATCACGATCGGCCCCGACTGTGGTCAGGTCCTTAGTGTGAATGACCCCGACTACGACGCCGGATTCAACGTCCTCTGGATCGACGGCGGCACGGGGCCGACTCAGACGGGCCTCGAGGAGTTCATCGCCTTCAAGACGATCAGCGTCGTCGATGACACGATGACGATCTCGGTCCTCGCTCGCGGGTGTCTCGACACCGCCCCGACTGCGTTCTCCGAAGGCGCGAGGGTCTGGATCCTGAGCTATGCGAACACCGTGATTCCCGTCGACACGGCGGGCGAGGTCATCACCTTTCAGCCCTACAACAACAACGGCGTCCTCGCGCTCGGCTCGTGCGACGATTCGACGATCAGTGGCATGAATCCCGACCGCGCTGATCGGGTCTACTGTCCGACCGACGCGAGATTCAACGGTGACAGCTACCCGTCCTCGATCTCTGGCGAGCTGACGGTCTCGTGGGAACATCGAGACCGCTTCGGCGAGTGGGTCTACAGTGAGTCGGGAGAGACCTCTGCCCCCGAGGACGACACCGAATATGATGTCCTCGTCTACGGCGAGTCCGACACGTTGATTCACACCGAGCCGGGAATCACGGGCAAGTCGTGGACCTACCTCGAAGCCGACGAGATCGCCGATTCGGGTCTCGGGCGGCTCAACAATCATCTGCGCGTCATCATCCGAACCTATGGCGACAGTCGGGCTCATCAGGCGTTCAGGGAGATCGAGTGGGAGTTCGATCGAGTCTAGTCGTCGCCGTTGCCAAGATTTCTCTTGCGTAGATTCCCGCCTTCGTGGTAGAGCGTCACAGCAGGCCCCGTCGAAAGCCTGAACGACACAGGAGGACAGCCGATGCCCGGATCGGAATCCTTCGCGGCTCGTGCCCTACCTCGTTGGCATACGACATTCGGTCGTTGGGTCGACGAGATCGGGGTGCCCTCGATCGTCTCTCATCTGTCCACCGATCCCGACCTGAAATGCACGCGTGGGGCCGTCTACGGATGGCTCGACGGGCATCGACCGAGACCCGAGAGGGCACAGGCTCTCGTCGAGATGTCGGGAGGACGGCTGACACTCGACGCGATCTATAATCATCGGAGTGAGCTGGCGGCTCTTCGTCGAGAGTGGCCTACAGAGGCAGCGAGATCATGCCCCAAAGCCTGACGATCAATGCCGAGTTCGACACGAAGCAGCTCGTGAGTCGAATGCGAAACGGTCACAAGCGTCTCGCATACGCCGCCGTCAACGCCCTGAACAACACCGCCAAGCTGATTCAGCGAGAGGTCCGCGAACACGTCGAGAGTGTCTTCACACTCCGCAAACGTGAGTTCGTTCTGAGACAGGCGGCGGTGATCAAGCCGTTCGCCTCGGTGAAGCAGGGCAGGGCCTTCGTCGAGATCAGCATCGGCGACAAGCCCCGACTGCTACTCTCGGTCTTCGAGAGGGGAGGAACGAGGAAGCCGGTCACGCCGGGGGCCTCTATGGTCGCCGAGCCGGTCGTGGGCGGCCCCGCCCGACCGACGTTCGAGCAGTCAGTCGACCCGCAGTTCTATATGCGGCGGCTAAGATTCGATCGCACGAAGAGCGGGAAGTTCAGGAAGGGTGTCACCGAGACGTCGACCTTCCTGATCCCCGAGGTCGGTATCTTTCAACGTGTGGCGGGAGAGGGCATCAGACCCGTCTACTACTTCACGCGAGGTCGGAAGCTCGACGCCCGCCTAGAGTTCGTGCCGATAGCGAGACGCATCGCTGACAAGTGGCTCGGCGAGTTCTTCGAGAGAGAGGTCGTCAAGGCGATCGCCCACGACAAGGGAAGGAGCTTCTAGGTCTCGCGGGGAGATCAGCCGTCCTCGAGGACGGTTGGAGCTGTGGTCGACACGGGAGGCAGTATGAACTTCGCACGTGCGTCACTCGCTGATGCGGGCGTCCTCGCCGACGCGATTCTCGACTACTACAGATTCGGTCGAGGGGCTCTCGTCCTGGACTACAAGGACGACGCTCATCTCGGTCGCGTACATAAGCGGCTGGTGCAAGAGGCCGGCGGGGAACGTGTCCTCGCCGGCCTCGTCTTCCCCTACTACCTCGCACTCGTGAACAAGGCGATCGCCGCCGTCGACCGTGACCTCACCGTCGTATGGGGAGAGGGTGATCTACTGATCAGGAGGCGATCATGTTCTTCGTCGGATTGTTTGTCGGGGCAGCGGTTGGCGTCGTCATCGGCTGGGCTCTCTGCCTGATGCTACAGACGGCGGCGAGGGCAGACGAAGCCGAAGGCGAGGTCGGTTAGATCGTGCCGATCCGACCGACCGAGATCGAGAGATACCCGCCCGATTGGGACGAGATCAGTCTGAACGTGCGGGAGGAAGCAGGGTGGCGGTGCGAGTGGTGCGGGGCACGACAGGGCGAGCCGCATCCGGTCACTGGTTCGACGGTCGTCTTGACCGTCGCGCACCTAGACCACGACCCGTCACACTGTGAACGATCGAATCTACGAGCCCTATGCCAGCGATGTCACAATGGCTACGACGCTCCGCATCGAGCGGCTGGCATCAGAAGACGACGCCGCGAGGCAGTAGAAGCGGCAGGACAGACCCGTCTCGATTTCTGACGGGTCACAGATGGAAGGAGCGGGCGATGGAGAAGTTCACTCTGATCGAGAACGGTCTGCCCTGCACCAACGGCGACAAGGTCAGAGACAAGATCACGGGATTCGAGGGCGTCGTGATCTGCATATCGTTCTGGCTGAACGGGTGTGTCCAGATCAACGTCCTCTCTGCCGAGCGCGACAAGGACGGCAAGGAGGTCAGCGACTGGTTCGATCAGGGTCGGATCGAGCTGATCAAGGAAGGCGTGATCAGTGTCGACGACGACGAGAACGGAGGCCCACAGTCGAGCCAACCGAGCCCGAGGAAGGTCTACTAGACGGGGGAGGTCTTGATGATCAGGACGGTGACGGTCGATCTCAGTCAGGACGGTGACGCCGTCCTCGCCGAGTATCGACGGAAGACGTTCGGGCCCTACGAGATCAGATGTCAGATCGGATCGGCAGTCGACGCGATGAAACGATTCGCCGAGGTCTGCCGCGAGCTACAGGAGGCGGGGGTGATTCCGGTCTACTACCCTGCCGAGGAAGGATGAGAGTGATCGCCCTGGCTCTCGTCGTGGTTGCCGGTCTCTTCGTCCTCGTCGTCACGGGGGCGGTCAGACTACCTCGACGAGAATCGGTCTCGCCGTCCTCGAGGAAGGGCCCTAGAAGTTCGGGTCCTGTGGACGGGAAGCTCGGGAGGTGCCGGCGACCCCGCTTTCTGACGAGTCGGAGACCTCTGAAACAGGTTGCCACCGGCGGGGGCGGTTGCCACCGGCGGTTGCCACGATCGGGGGCCCCACGATGACCGACGAGGCGCGAGTGCGAATCGTCGTGCGAGAGCGAACCGACAGGCAGATCGTGATCGACCCCGACCTCTTCGAGTATCTCGGGGAGTCTCGTCGGGAGGCGATCGAGACGATGATCGGAGAGGTTGCTGGTCGCCTGATCTCGAAGGCGACTCGACAGCGGCGGGCACACGAGGCGATCGTGATCGACATCTCGATCGGTCTCGGGAGGGAGGCAGACTGATGTCGAAGATCGCAGAGCAGATCGTCAAGTTCTCATTCGACGCCGCGCACGAGCTGCCGGGGCATCCCGGCAAGTGCCGACGGCTGCACGGTCATACGTGGAAGGGTCGTCTGGTCGTCAGGTCGTCAGTCGACGAGGGCACCGGCATGGGGCTCGACTTCATCGACTTGAAGCGGATCGTGGACGAGACCGTGCCTGATCACGCCTATCTGAACGAGCTGGTCCCGACGCCAACGTGCGAGGCCCTCGCCGAGTATCTCGTCCTCTTGTTCAGAGCGGCTCTTCCCGCCACTGATGCGGTCGTCGAGATCGAGCTGTGGGAGAGTGATCGCTGCGGCGTGAGGGTGCGAGTATGAGACATCCCGACGGCATGATCGGGGTCGCTGAGACGTTCGCGTCGATTCAGGGCGAAGGGGCGTGGTCGGGGACGCCGATGTTCTTCGTCAGATTCGCGGGGTGCAATCTCGACTGCCCGTGGTGCGACACCGATCACGAGGTCACCGAGCTGCTCGACGCCGGCGAGATCGTCAACCGCATCAGAGCGTCGGGCATGAGGCACGTCTGTCTGACCGGCGGCGAGCCGATGCATCAACCGATAGGTGTGATCTCGCTTCTTGCACGGCTGCAATACAGGCGGCTCAGGCGAGTCGTTCATATCGAGACAAACGGGACCGTGATGATCCCGCTTGAGATCGACTGGAAGACCGTCTCGCCGAAGCAGGGCGCACCGCTGTCACCGCACAACGACCTCGTCGATGAGGTCAAGATCGTCGTTCAGGAGGGCGACGGTCTTCCAGCGTTCCGTGATCTGCCCCTCGCTCGGTTCTACTACGTCGTACCGGAGGCGAGTCAGGGCGAAAGGAGTCTCGAATGGGCGATCGGTCTCGTGACGGGTCAACCGCTGTCGCCGGTGAACCGTCCTCTCTGGCGGCTAGGCTTTCAGATGCACAAGGCGATCGGGGTCAGGTAGGTTTCGTCGACGAGCTCGCGGGCGACCTCGAGGAGTTCCTCGACATGAAGGCGGCGACGACCTCTCTGATCATGGCGATCGGTGAAGACCCGACGCGGGAGGGTCTACGAGAGACCCCGATTCGAGTCGCCGGGGCGTGGCACGAGCTGATGTCGGGGATGCACACCGACCCGCTCGAAGTGATCAAAACGACCGGCGGGGGTCTCGGTTTCGAGAATCCCGGCTATGACGAGATGATCGTCCTCGCTGGCATCGAGTTCGTGAGCGTCTGCGAGCATCATCTGATGCCCTTCTACGGGACGGCGGCGATCGGCTACATCCCGAACGATCAGGTCGTCGGGGTCTCGAAGCTTGCCCGTCTCGTCGAGGTCTACTCTCGACGGCTACAGATTCAGGAGAGGATGACCGCCGAGATCGCGGCGACCCTGAACGAGGCGATCTCGCCGAAGGGTGTTGCCGTGCGAGTCGAGGGCGTTCATCTGTGCATGGTGGCGCGTGGGGTCAAGCAGAAGCAGGCTCGGATGATCACTCAGGCCGTCCATGGGGTTTTCCGTGAGGACGGTCGGGCCCGAGCCGAGTTCACGACAGCGATCGGGGGCTGACATGAATCGAGCGATCGTGTTGCTATCGGGGGGACTGGACTCTGCCGTCTGTCTCTTCGACACCGTCTATTCGGGCGAGTTCAGCCACATCGACGCCCTGAGCTTCGACTACGGTCAGAGACACAGGCAGGAGATCACGAGGGCAGAGGGGATCGTCGAGACGGCGAAGTCGTTTCGGGGGGCCGAGATCGTTCATACAATCATCGAGGCCCCGCGATTCCCGGTGTGGTCTGCTCTGACCCACGGCGGGGACCTCAAGTCGAAGACAGCGAGGAATCCGCGTCTGCCGGCGTCGTTCGTTCCCGGTCGGAATCTCCTGTTGATCACTCTGGCGGCGATGTTCGGCTACGACCGACGGGCGTCGGTCGTGATCATCGGGGCGAACGAGATCGACTTCTCGGGATACCCTGACTGCCGTCAAGGGACACTCCGTCTCGTCGAGGCGGCGATTCGGACGGGCTTCGACTGGCCTGATTTCGTGGTCCGAGCCCCTCTGATCAGAATGTCAAAGGCGTCGATCTTCGAGCGAGCTGAGATGCTCGGCGTCCTCGACTTCGTCGTCGCCTCGACTCTGTCGTGCTACGAGGGTGACGAGACCGCGCATCCGTGGGGTCACGGCTGCGGTCTCTGTCCCTCGTGTCGGATCAGAGCTGCCGGTTGGCATGAGTTCAGGAAGGCGCATCCCGTCGTAGCGAGAGAGCCGTGAGGGACGGCGTCAGGCGTGAGGGTCTTACCCTGGCTGACCCCGATCGGGCAGATCGTCGACTGTCGCTGCGGTCGGTTGACGATCGAGACATCGACGGCGGTCGATGGTCGGGGCGACCCTCACGCGATCGGAGGCGAATCTGATGATTGTCTACTTCGCCGGGAACTCGATCGACACCGACATCCCTCTGAGACGGGTCGGGATTCACTACCGGATCGCGAGCTTCTACGACATCGACAGAGGACAACAGGACCTCGATGTGCTTCACGACTATCGGCACGTCATCGTCGACTCGGGTCTCTTCGCCCTGATGTTCGGCGCGGGGGCTGGCGAGGTCACCGACGAGGCCGGGGCCCGGAGGTGGATGCTACGCTACGTCGACTACATCAGGTCGTGTTCCCTCAGACGACCGACGTTCGTCGAGGTCGACTCTCAGTGTCTCATCGGATCGGACGCGACGTGGGAGCTTCGACGGGAGTTCCGATCGCTCGTCGGTCCCGACGTCGACGTGATGAACGTCTATCACTTGCCCGACGGCAATCCCGACGATCTGATCGACTACGCCGACTACATCGGGGTCGGGATGCCCGAGCTATCGCGGTCGCTATCGAGAGCAGAGCGACATCGCGTCGTCGCCTACATCGCTAGGAAGGCGAGCGCGAAGGGCAAACGGGTTCATCTGCTCGGGACCGCGGAGGTCCGCTACCTTCGGGACTTCTCGTTCTGCACGTCGTGTGACACGTCGATCTGGCTCAACGTCGCACGCTTCGGGCAGCTCAGGATCCCCGAGTTCGGGACGGTGAAATATCCCGGCGCGATCAAAGGCGAGAGACGTTGGGAGTGTCTCTGTGCCTCGGCTCGTATGGTCAGATCACTAGCTCAGAAGTATGCGGGGGACCAGCGATGACAGGTGGCGAGTGGCTCGACATTCCTCTCGGTCAGCTTGCACGGGCCGACTGGAACTACAAGCAGGACGACGAGGTCATGGAGGCCCGTCTGCTAGAGAACATGAGGCGCAGCGGTCAGATCGAGAATCTCGTCGTCAGACGTCTCGGGCCCGATCACTACGAGGTCATCAACGGGAATCACCGACTGCCCGTGATGACCGAGCTTGGGATCGACCCCGCGAGATGTTTCTGCGTGGGCGAGATCAGTCAGGACGAGGCCGTGCGGCTGGCGATCGAGCTGAACGAGACGCGATTCGCTACCGACCCTCTCAGACTGGCGGCGAGGCTCGAGGAACTGACAGAGGCGTTCGGTCGTGAGGACCTCTTGACGACCCTTCCGTTCATGGACTTCCAGCTCGACGCCTACGCCGATCTCGGCCGAGAGACCGAGTGGCACGACCCCGTCGAGAAGCAACGGGACGGCGAAGACGCCGCAGACGGTTCGGTTCCGTGTCCTCTCTGCAAGGGCACGGGGCGAGTCCGACCCGAGGAAGCAGAGATCGAAAGCGATTCTGAGGACGAGTAGACATGGCGACGGCAGCGGCAGGCGACCTCTTGTCTCAACGCGCATACGCCCGACACCGAGGCGTGTCGCACACTGCCGTTCAGAAGGCGATCAGGGACGGTCGCCTCTCGAAGGCGATCGTCAAGGGCAAGATCGACCCCACGATCGCTGATGAAGAGTGGGAGCTGAACACTGATCCTAGCACGTCGAGCAACAGCGTCACTGGCGATCCCGGGAACGCCATGCCAGCGAAGAGGCGTCGGGGGAAGGCCCCGCCCATGCCGATGGACCTCGACGGGGCGAAGGGTCGATCAGCGAAGGGCGGCGGGGGCAACGGCGACGGGGGCAACGGCGAGGCCCATGATACCAGCTACTCGACTGCGAGAACGGCCCGCGAGGTCTACAACGCACAGCTCGCCAAGCTCAAACTCGACGAGCAGCTCGGGATTCTCGTCAAAGCAGACGACGTCAGGGTCGCCGCCTACAACGAGGCGAAGAGGGCGAGAGATCAGCTCGTCGCGATGCCGGCCCGAGTCGCCCCGATGATCGCAGCGATC